AACACAATATTGAATTTCCAAGTATGTTTTAATAGAAAGGAAAATACAAATAGAAAACAACTAAGGTTGTCATTAATAGACAACAGTAGTAGAATATTATTATGTTTATAGTTAAAGCAATAGCTATGGTTGGTGGAGAAGAAGTACATACCTTCGACAATAAGCAGGACGCACTTGAGAAAGTCAGAATGCTTAGAGACGCAGGTGGTTTTATCGTAACCATAGAAGAACGCACAACAGAAACAATACAGTAGTTTAAACAACTACACAAATAGAAAGGAAAATATGGCTAATATATTTAGCACACCTAAAGAACTCAAAACATGGGCTATTAAATTAGCTAACGCATGTGGTGGACAGAAGGTAGAGAAAACCCAAATACTAACAAAACTTAATGCAAACAGAGTAGACGAATTGATTGCAGAGTTTGAACACAGTTATAATGAACAGCTTGTTAAGAAACAAGAGAATGAAATGGAGGAAGAATAAATGTTTTCAATACAAGAATTAGCTATATCTTTTTTACTGGGTGCTTACTTATCATTAGTAATTCTAGCTTTATTAGATGTAGTTAAAGGTAGTTTAAACAGGTATGGTCTATGGCTAACAGAAGGCAGACTAAGAAAGATGATGAGACGCAACAACAATGGTTGATGTAGATATAAAAGTAAAACTTTGGTACAACAAAACCGAGTTAGAAAAGAAAAACAAAGAGGTAGATAAATTGTCAGAGGCAAGAGTTAATCTTATTAAACAAGCTCTTAGTAGTGGCTGGAGCGTAAGTGCAATAGCCAAAGAACTTAGTATAAGCAGACAAAGGGTCTATAAAATATTAAAAAATGTGTAACCTTTACACACAAGATAAGTCTAAATAATAAAGAAAGAAGGAAGATATGGATAAAGAAACAGTTAAGAAACTTACTAAACCATTTAGTAAAGACGAAGTTAAAGCACCACCCAAAGGTAAATTTGGTAGCTATGTACCACACCATTTAGTAACTAAGAGACTAAATGATGTAGCGTATGGCGAGTGGTCTCACACACTAAAAGAAATTGTTAGAGACAGTGAAGGTAGAGTACGAGGAGCAGTCACTACATTTACTTTGTTTGGTGTAGCACATGATGAGGTAGGAGATGTTGATAGCGTAGATGTTAATAACAACAACACAGAGGGCGAACTTTTAAAACTTTGTATGTCAGACGCTCTTAAGCGAGGAGCTATGCGTCATGGTATAGGACTACACCTATGGACTGGTGATGTGACAGAAGAAGAACACTATGCGAACAAGTCAGCACCAGTATCTAAACCTAAAGTAGAGGTAGAGAAAGCACCAGTCAAAGCAGTAAGCAAAGATGAAGCTAGTAGTTTAAACAAGGCAAAGCAAGAGTTTGCTAAAGACATAGGGGCAAAACAGACACCTATTGCAGACCAAGTTAATCATATACTAAAAGAAATGATACCTAATGAGGGCGAGAGAAACGACCTTAAGCGTAAAGTGTACACAGAACTAAAGAACAGTGGGCAGGTAGACGCAGACATTGAAAGTTGGACAGCAGACATGGTATCAAATTTTGTAGACACAGTTGAAAGAGAGATAGACTTAGTCAAGCGTGTGACAGATGTCTTTGGAGATGTAGAGATTGTTAAGGTATGCCCTACTTGTAACAAGGCAGATGACATATCAGACATGAGAGAGAGAAAAGCTAACGCTCCAGACGGCAGTGGTATCAAGAACATACCAGACTTTATATGTGAAACACATGACGCTAAGTACAGACCTTCTGCAAATGGTTGTGGCTGGGGTGGATACATAGGTGGCAGTGGAGCTAAAGGTGTTCCAGAAGAATGGCTTTAGAAGACATAGGCAGTAGTGGTTTAAACAAGTTTGTTGAAAAGATTAAAGCAAGATATCCCGAACACAACTTTGATATACCAGCACCACCCGATACAAGATGTAAGCAAACCTTCGACTGTAAGAAACTAGGTAACATAACCTATCAAGACTTCGAAGGTAACACTTACTGTGGTAGAAGATACAAGCACAGTGAGGACAATGCACTACACACATGGACATACAAAGAGTGTCATGCACTGCTTAAGAAAGCAGAACAACAGGACACTAGCGAGGAGTTACCATTTTGAAGAACAGTAAATTTGATATTGATTTAGCTAAAGGTCAAGAGATGGAAAAGACCTTCGAGGAATTTATGAAGGGCAGTCTTGTAGAGGTCAAGAGTGAAAGACATATATGGGAAAAGACAGGTAATCATTTTGTTGAGTTTGAATGCAGAGGTAAGCCAAGTGGTATCGCTGTAACAGAGGCAGACTACTGGGCTCTTATGCTAGTCAAAGAGATAGAAGGCAAAGACATACCAGTTATGACCTACATTGTACCGATAGATGTGATGAAAAATTTAGCAAGAGAACTATATCATGCAGGTAAACAAGTAAATGGTGGAGATGATAACGCTAGTGTAGGTGTGCTAGTTAAAATAAAAGACATAGCACTAGCATGTTTAAACAATGTATAGACCACTACCAAAATACCTAACCATACAGCCTAGCAAGATAGAAGGACTAGGATTGTTTTCTTTAAAGGACATAGCGAAAGGTGAGGTACTAGGTGTAAGTCATGTGACTGATTACATCTATAAAAATCTTATACGAACACCACTAGGTGGGTTTGTTAATCACAGTGACACACCTAACTGCATGAGGGTAAAGATACAACGATACCATTACATCAAAACAATTACTGATATTAAAGCTGGTGAAGAACTTACTCTTAAGTATTCTGAATACAGTGTTTAAACAATAACAGGAAAGCTCGGACCTCTGTCATCTATTAACAATGTAAGCACACCAGGATGAGACCATAACCCACTTCTTTGTGTGAAATCAATAGACTTATCAAGAGAAGGACATTGAAACCAGTGTCTATCGCCTTGATTTTTAGCACGAAAGTGATGATAGTGAGCAGTTATAAGTATCTCTGCTTCTCCTGTTGGTAGAAAGCCAAACATCTGACCCTTCCACCAAGCCTCTATCTTAGCCTCTGCATTACCTCCACCATTAGTCATGTGACCGTGTGTAAATGCAGTCTTCTTTCCTTTAATCTCTAAGTTCAAGTGATAACCTTCTGGTACTATGACCTTTACTTTTTTGTATCTCTCCTTGTTAGCAGAAAATATCTCATCCATTATTTCTAAGTGCATAGTATCCGAGTTGTCTAATCTATTAGATAGCACTTGACCTTTGCCACTTCTCGTCATCTCTCCATGATTACCAGGCACACCAGTTAATGTAATCTTATCTACATGAGGTAAGAATGTCTCTACTGTCTTGAATATCATAGCTCTTGCTAGTGAGTATTGCTCCAAAAGATTGAGAGAGACATTGTGTGGCTGACTGTCGTAAAAGAATTTAGAACACCCTTCTGTAAGGTCGCCCATTCCTACTAGATAAATCTCATTTATCTTCTTACCCATCTTCCTGTAATTTTTTAATAGCTTTACACCATCTTGCAACGCTACATCATACCTAGCTATGGTAGCTTCAACTCCGTAATCGTCCTTGCCCAACTGCCAATCGCTCATCATAAATAACATTGCTGTGTCACCACCAAAGATATTTCTTTTAGTTAATGGTGGTTTTTTAATAGCGTGTTTAAACAATTCATTATAATGTTTGTCATGTGTTGCTGACTTCCTTCGTATAGTACCTTTAAATGCGTGAAAAGTTTCAACGATACCACCTTTAAGCTGTGCATTCCATGAAGATACCTTTAAGATACCGTCTATTTCATAGATGTTGGGGTCAAATCCCCAATTCTTAAGTATGTTATCGAAGTCATTTTCATAGTTAGGGTCTGTTCCTACATGAACAACTTCACCCTTACCAGTGTTAGGGTCTATGTCTATACTCGGCTGCCATCCAGCTTTGTAAAAGTTATTACCATTCTCTGCAGGTATAGCAGTTTTTTTATGTGATTTTTTCTTAGGCATATATCTCCTTTATCCCTGTTAATAACAGTTTACAGGATACCTAAGACAATAAAAGGTTTAACTAATTTTTTTCTTTGCGAATGTTTTAATAACAGATAAAGCTGCTCCACCACCTGCAATAGCTGCAATTTGTAGTGAGTTTATGTCAACACCCACGATTGGGCTGATGGTTAAAGCTCCTATGAACCCTTCTATGAATGTCCACACTGCTCTTTCTAACATATCTTTTAATTCTGGTGTCATTGTATTAACTTTCCTAACTTTAATTTTCTTTCTATGCTTTCTA